AACCTAGTCCACCTCGTACTGGTGATGCATTTATTCTACCAATTCGCTTTCCTTCATTAAATTGACGTTTTGCCAGAGTTTCTAAAGCTATTGGAGATCCTGCAAAACCTAGTCCACCTCGTACTGGTGAACTGTTTAGCCTACCTAAACGGCGGCCTTCTCGGTTAGCTAAATTCTCTTGTTTCTTAATCTCACGAGTTTGATCCGTTTGTATTTTTAACTTTGCTCGTTCTTTTTTTAATGAGTCTTCTAACGAATCAGCTATTTGATTAAAAGTTCCAAATTGTCTTTTGGATTGCGCTGTAGTTGCTTCACCTAATTTGGTTCTAAGTTTAGTTGTGTTTACACCACTTGCTTCTAAACTGTTTAATTGTTGATTTAAACGTGCTCGTTTTTTCTGTGAGTCTGTAAGAGCTGTTATTGACTCACGCGCCCCTCCGCTAAATGTTCTGGGGCGTTGAAGTGCTTCCTTTGCAGGGGTGGTATTTATTGTTGCTTCCGCAGCGGCTGCTTCCGCAGCGGCTTTCTTAGTCCTATCTGCTAAATCTTTTGCTAGTGTGACTTGACGCGATAGTTGACGAGTTGTGTTAGCAGCAGCTTGCAACTGTGCAAGTGAGCTTTTTGTTCCCGTTGAAAACCTATCTCGCTCTAGCTTGCTGCGTAATCTATCTACATTTACACCGCGCTGCTCAAGCTGATTTATCTGTCGTCCTATTCTGAATCTACTGTTTTCTAGCCTTTGTAATGCACTTTGACGCCTTGCTTCTGCCGCCTCACTCTTCTTTTTAGCAGCATCCGCTGCAGTTGTTTTGCTGCGGGTGCCGGTGCCATCGGGGTTTAACTTTACTGGACCTACCTTTAATCCCTCTATATCGGCCTTTAATGTCTTTAACTTATTCCTTAGGTCACTATCATCTAATGTCACCCTAAAGGTTGCGCTTCCTAAATCTTGACCTCCACCTGCCATCTGATTACAAGCTTCTATAGCTCTAGGTTGCCTCGGCAACCTTGTGTATGGCTAGTGCTCTCTCCTCTGTTAAAAATGCTGTAGTGACGTTTCAGGTTGCTGGGGTTGGGACTGTTACCGACCCTGCAACTGGCAATGTCAGCCCCAGTGTAAAAAGCTTGGCTTACGATGCTTTCCTAAAAGCTGTGTCTGTAGATCCGCAGGTCTACCCCGGCATAAACGTCGATGCCACTATATTTGAGGGTTATGTCATAAAACCACTTGAACTTGATGATCGCATCGGAGTCGGTACTGAAGGTACGCTGACTTTTGGTACTGCTTCGGCTGTTCAATTTGAAGTGGTTAGAGCACGGCTGGGGTATGGGAATACTGGCGCTTTGGGCGAACGGTTATCTGCAATCTTAGGCACTCGTATTACGCTTTGGGCGCGGGATTAGTAATGAAGGGTCGCCTTAAAATTACTAAGTGGAATGCTAAGGCCATACTTGCAAATGGACCTCGCATTATGAAGGATTATTCAGTTTATATTGGAGCGCAGGCGCAGGAGGAAATGCTTACTGCGCAATTCTTTTATCCAGTTGATACTAAACGAAAAAGTGGTGCTTTTATTAAAGCTGGGAAGCGGGATATTTATGATACTGGCGAGCTTATTCAGTCGCAAACTGAGTCGGTCAGGGGGAATACAATTTTTATTAGTTATAGCGCTCCCTACGCTAGCGACGTGTTTAAAGGAGGGTATGAGGTGGGAAGCGGTAAGGAAACCTCTTACACTGCGCCCCCGAGGGACTGGATGACACCTGCGTTAAACAATAAACCCCTGCTGCCGTTCCTAGTGGAACGTTGGAATAAGATAAACAAACCTTAATGCGCCCTGGGTTAGGCGCCACCGGCTGGGGCGGCTTGCGGTACGAATGTGTATGCGCCGTAACCAATTAAGTCAAATGTGACCTTTGCCACATTTCCGGCTTGTATATCCTCACTGAACGATCCCACTAACGCTACCCCTTTATGTACTTCGGGGTTATTGCCGCTGCCGTCGGTAACGGGCGATTCTCTATACCATTGAACTGTTTTGCCGTTAGCTGCGTTCAAAGCAGCATCTTTTAAGATCAAATATCCGGCGTCCTTTAGCGATACGTTCATACTGCAGGGAATATTGTAAGACTGGCCGGTGATTAGGGAAGCCTTGAATCCTTGAGTAGAATCGTAATCTAGTACGTCTTGTGTGTCGCTCTGCGATTGGATGCCGCTGTTATCCAGACTTAGCACCCTGGTCATGCCAGTGGTGGTGGTTGGGATCGCGCTTGCAGTGGTGCCAGCTTTTACATAAAGCTTGTACCCAAGTGCTGCGAAAAATGAACCGGTCATTGGCTTGATTTATACTGGTCTAGGTTGCCATTATTCTTCTTCGCTTAATAGTGCGTCCCATGGTGTTGGCCGGGGGCAAATGTGTAGCTCGAAACCTCGAATGTCATGATCTGTTGGTTGTGTTGCGACAAGTGCAAGTTTTAATGCTGATTCTGTTAAATCCAGCTCCTTGAGTACTTCGCATATTGGTGTGCTGGCATCTAGTAGTCGTCGGGCGCGTTGGCCTAAACGCCGCACGTTGCCGGGGGCTGTTACTAGCCAGTTGTTATCGCGTATCCAATGCAAAATCTCACCCTCGCAAAACACTGTTAGCAGTGTGCTGAAGGTGCCTTTGGCTGGTTGCCAGGCTCGGCACGTCTTAATAAATGCAATGTCGCAACAGCTGAATAAGTCGTCAGTTGCAACAAAGGGGTACTTCTTAAACATTTTCCTGCCCATTAAACGCAATATGCCTTGGTGCTCCCGGTACATCCTGCCCACCTTCCTCTGCTCTTCAACGCTTAAAGGCTCAGCTAGGTAGCCCGTGCGCGGTCGCTTTCGTGGATTCGTAGCTGGGGCGGCCACAACAAAGCATTGAACGTTCGTACCTAATCTAATATGCTTTGACCTATTTAGGTTGGGTTAGCTGCGGACTACTGCAATGGTTGAGCCTGGGGTGTTTAAAACCAGATCGTTTAGCAGGCCGGGGCTTACAACCTTGGCTGGGCTGGTGCTGCCTAGTTGACGCTTCCACTCGATCTCGATTACGTCTAGCTTGACCCGCTGTAGGTCGGCATTGTTGATGCCGGGGATGATTGACGTTGAGCCGCTACCAACGCTTACTGAGTTTTGGATTAGGGAAAGCGCAACCTCAAACTGGGCCTGCTTTATTTCTTTGGGTATTTCCGTGTCGGTGTAGGTTTTTTCACTGGTTGCGTAGTCTTTTCTCGGCCAGGCGAGCGCTTGGGTGCTGGTGCTACGGGTGCCGACATACTTAAGAAGATCGAGGGTGCGGGTGGCTGTGATTAATGCTCTGGTCTTGACATCGGTAGTTGCCGTGTACCATTCAACGGAATCTATAGTTGAGTCCGCTAAGACTTGAGCCTCGGCAAGTGTTATGTAGCTGTTGGCATCAGCTGCTCCTGGTGTTGCGTTGATAGTCGCGGCCATGGAATCACACTTGCTTACGACTAGGTTTCCCTTACTCCGGCAACCTTGAGTAAGTGCCAAAGCATTAAATGTCAAACGTTCGCAGATCTGCTCAGGCCGACAAAGCTGCTGGGGGTGAAATTAGACAGTGGGAGCTGGTGCTGACGGAAATTCGTCGCCTGCAGAGGCTTGGTGTTTCAGTGCCCGATATTGCAATGCAGTTGCGCATAAGTGCTGGTTTGGTTAATCAGGTTTTGTTGCAGAGCTACAAGATGACTGCTGATACTGTTGCTGTGTTTGAACGGCAGGAAGCTGGGGTGGGGCATTAGTAGCGGGGCATGAAAAAAACCCCCTTGTTACAGGGGGTTTGATCGCCTCGTCTAGCTAGAGTTAGGCGTAAACGCCTGTGTCGTAGGGGGTGTTTACCAACAGACGCACTAGCGGTATGTTCTTTGCGGTTGTGTAGCAAAGAGCGTAGGAGCTGGTGGCGCCTAAGTTGCCGCTGGTGGAGGCATCTGTAGGGTTGTCGCCATTGGCTGCCCAGCGGGTGCCGTAGACGTGGTAACCCATGTGGTAGTCAACGATCAGGGTGTCCTGGAAGCTCAGCTTGTTGCGGTCGTACTCAACGCGGATATCTTGTTGGATGCCCTCGCCAATTACGCCGGAGCCGCACAAGTACACCTGGTACTTGTTTAGGTGGGTTGCGGTGCCGCCTGCAATTACGCCGACTTGATCGTCAACGATTACATTCAATCCCGCAAAACGTCCGACTAAGCCGGAGCCTAAACCGGAACCTACACCGCCGCCTGCATATACGCTGCCGCCGCTGCTCTGTACCTGTAGGTAGCCTAGCTCCTCTAGGTAAGCAGCAACCGCGCTGTGCATGATGATTGTGCTTAACTCGCTGCCGCGCTCACCAAGCAGTTGCTTGGCGGCTACAACATTACCCGCAGTCAGATAGTTCGCTGCGGCTGCAGTTGTTGTGCCGGTCTTGTTGATGGTGTTAGCACCTAATACACCGTTGGCGGAGATGTTGCCGAACAAACCTCCTAGCTGGGCCATTAGTGTTGCTGTCTTGGCTTTGTTCACAGCAGCTGCAAGCTGGTTGCGAACGTGACCTAGAGGATCGGCAACTCCACTACCTAACTTGGATACGTCATCCACGCTGTAGGCAAAGCCACGGCGCAAGATGGTCATGATTTGCTCGTCTGTTGACAGCGCTTGGGGGGTTAGGTAGCCAGCGCCGCTGGTGCCCCAAGTGCTGCTGGAGTCGATGCGCTCGATGGTTGGCGCGATTGGGTCGAACTCAGGTACTCGAATGCGAGTGCCGCCTGCACGTACATCCAAGGCGCTGTTGCGTGCTACAACTCCGCTTTGGACAAAACGCGATTCGTTGAAAATTCTTTCTGCAAGATAGCCCGCAAATTCGGGCCGGGTGATCATGGCGGATAGAAATGTGCCGCCGACGTTGCTTAATGACATTGGTTTGGATGCAAGGGGTTACCGTGGATTACCTGCCGCCTGCTTCAAGTCGGAACGCTCGCGCAAGCTCTGGATTCTCCGCCTCAAGCCGCATTACTTCCGTTAGGTTGTAACTTTCGGGCTTGTACGGATTGATTGCTCCGCTGCCAGTGGTTGCACTGACAGTTGCTCCCATGCCCCTAGCTGCATTTGCGGCAAAATGATGGTCCCATCCACTGCCCGCTGATTTCAAACTCAGTAGGTGTGATTCCAACGGTTGCTCAATCCCATTTACAACTACAACGGCACTCCCGTTGTTATCTCGTAGCTGGGGGGCTAGTAGGCCGTAGAGCTGTTCTGGAGATACTGCTTGCGCACTGCTGATTGCGTTTATTGCTGTTGCACGTAAACGTTCCGCAGTGATCGCAGTGTCTTTATCCGTTAGCTGGGTCTCTAGCTCGGTGATGCGCTGCACCAATCGAGCATTCTCTGCCGTTGCGTCATCCCACAACTTCTTGTACTCGCCGCTGTCAGCAAGCGTTTGTTGCGTGGATGATTTCAAAGCTGCTTCTAAATCCCGTAAACGCTTCTCCGAATTGCCTAGACGCTCGTTTAACGCTTTGTTAGCCTCGCCTTTGGCAAGGTTGTCGCGTTGTACGAGTTCTAGCTTGGCGCGGAGGGCTGTTGGATCTTCGGCGGCTGGTGCTGGGGCGGTGGTAGGTTGTTGAATCGCGGACTCAACTAATTCCTCCACGGGAGGAACTCCTACAACTTGCTCTGGCATGGGGGTAAAGGCTGGACGGTCTAAGTTGCCGCTTTTGTTGTTGTTTTATTGCACAGGCAGTAAGCGACATCTGCAACGCGGGTGGACAGGGGGGATGTAAGGGAATTCGTTGAAGTTTTGTCGGATTAAACCGTCAAGTGGGCGGCAGATTGGGCATGTTTTGGGATCTAAAATTGCGTGCCATTGCCAGCCCTTTGCGCCGAATGGGGCTGGGGTGGGGGGCAGGGTGGGGCGAGAGGTTAGGTATTTTTGACGCTCGAACACTGCGCGCTCCGCATAACCGCTTACTTCCCATACTGAATTTGATATGAGTGCGGTGTCGCGGTTTCTTAGTGCGCTGTAGCTGGTGCCACGGGCATTGATTGGCTGGATGTATCCCCGAGTCGTGCGCTCAGCAACTAAACTGCGGGCAATCTCAATCGTGGCATCCTGGCGCATTATTCCAGCTTGGATCTTTGATCGGATTGCTGTTAAATGACCGGTTGTGTATGGGCTTAGTGTTGATAGTGGGTCGGGTGTGAACTTCTCAAGTAGCGTCATCCCACCGCTGCGGGTTGTTGATAACAGTTCGTTTCCTCGGCGGGGGCGGTAATCTCGGCGGGTTAGAGTTAATCCGGCATAAGCGGCAGCGCGTTCTGAGTGGGTTTCATCAACTTCTTCAAGTTGTTTTAGTAGGATTGCTAGAAATGCGTCGCTATACAGCTGGAGTTCGAGCGCAAAGGCTTCTAGTAGCGGGATTATGATTAGCTCTCGGCTGATTCCTGTGTCGGGGAGCGAACTTAGCAGGGATTGGCGCAGACGCCATAGCAGCAGTAATAGGCGGGCCTTTATGTCGTCTCCTACATGATTTTCGCTTCTCTGTAGCGCTGTGTAAGACGCTTTTAAATATTCGTCTGGTGTCATGTATTACCTGGACGCATTGGGGTCGGTAGGGTCTGGGACGATAAGCCCATTCCTTGACCGGTTAGTGCTGCATTAGTGCGATTTAGTGATTCTGGCCTTGTTGTCAGTGGGTCTAGTCCCATTGAACTGTTCTGCTCGTTGATGTAATCCTGGGTGCGAGTTACTTCTTGCTCAATGTTGAGTCCGGCAGGCAGAACTTCGCCTTGTTTTAATATGTCTAGTAGCGTTTCTTGGCTGATTGCATTTTGCATGAATAGTTGCAGTACTGCGGTTATTGAATTGCCATCTAGTAGTCGCTGGTCGTAGTCTTGCTCGATGACGACAATTGGGGGGTCGATGCCGATGTACTGGGCCGCGACTTCTAACATTGATGTTAAAGCGTTGGATAGGTCCGCACTTATTAATGCCATGATTGAATCGCTGTCGATGCGATCCATTCGCTTTGATTCCGCTGCGGCATTAGTTGTGTTTTGTTGAGTGAGGGTGTTGATGCCGAGACGTGCAATCTGACCCTCAAGCGCCTCTAAACACTTGAGCTGGGAGTCGAAGGCATCTGTGGTCGGTTGCACGAACTCTGCTCCGCCATCTACTGGCAAGAGAATTGCCGTGTTGACGCTTATGCCTACTGGTGAGTCGGTGTCTGGATCGAAACCGCGCATTGTTAAGATTGGCATTGCGCCTACATGGACGCTGTGCATGAAGTCGCAAAAGCGTTGTGCGTATGCAATGTTTAGATAGGCAACCTCTAGCAGGGGTGGGGAGCTTTGTAGTGTTGATAGGCGGTTGCCGTAAACTGTTATTAATGGGATGCGGTCTAGGTCGGTCGTGCCGCTTTTGTGCAGGAACCAGGAGTTAGCTGGGTCGCGGCGCCATAACTCGTACTTACCGGCTTCTAATACTCGGATTTGCTCTACTTGCTCTTCGCCAAAACGGCCTCGGTCCTCTAACGCTAATTCGCGGATGCGGACTTGGATTAGGTCGCCTTGTGGGTTGTTGTCGCGGGTGCGCCAACCTCGGATTGATTGCGGGTGCGTGTGGATTAGGTAGGGGCGGGCTTTTGTGTTGCGCTGGTCCGCCAACGTGCGGGGGGCTGCAGCTGGGGGGTAGTCCACGATTGCGCTGCTGTGGCCGTAGAGAAGCGCGGTCTCAAGTTGCTGGCGGGCAAATGAGTTCAGGCTGGTGCCATCGCCGCATACGTTTTGAGCCCAGTCAGTCCAGTAGGGATCGCCCTGCAGCTGGATGCCCTTGCGCAGGATTAGACCAGCAGCTTGGCTTGCTAGTCGTTGCAGGAATGGGGGCAGTACGGCGTGGAATACTCGCCGCTCATACGCACTTGCGTCCTCACGCGGTTCTTGCGGGATTAGCCTGCGGGCATCGGCGCGTAACGCTGAAGTGCCGCCAAGACATATATTTATTGGGTCCCATTTGTTTAGCATTGATAGGACGGCAGAACTTAAAACGCTGGGGTTGTCTGCTGCACCGCTGGGGAGGGGGGCTGGGAGCGGTTCAAATGCACGGGGGAAGGTGAAATCACTGCCTGGGTATGTGCTATTAAGTGCGGCCACGTTTGCTTACCTTTGTGTTTACCTAGGTTTCCTTACTTAAACTCGAAGTTGCTGCCGCCGGTTTGGTAGCGGCGTAGACCTGCTAATGAGTGCAGTACATAGCCCGCAGCATCCACAGGGCCGGATTTATCCTCTAACCCCGTGCCGCTTTTGTCTGGAGTGCCTTTGTTGTTGTAGGTTTGGGTTTCTAAAGCGCGGATTAGATATTTGCAACGGGGGTGGATGCGCAGACGGTTGTTTAGCAGGAGTACTTGGACTGCGTTTACTCGATCCTCAACTAACGGGTTCTGGGATTGCACCTTTATGCGTAAACCTTGTCGCTTTAATATCGCTAGGTCGCTTTCGCTGGCGTTGGTGGTGGTTCGGTGCTTGCTCGCAGCATCAGGTACTACCGTTAGTAGATTGCGCTCGATGTGAGTTGCATATAGTTCGTGTAAGCGGGTAGCAATTGTTGGTGTGTCCTTTACGTGGTATTCGTCTACAAAGTGAAATACATCCCCGCGTCGAACGCATATTTCGATGAAGCAGGTGCCGACGTTGAAGTCGAGGCCGACGTACATGGCATCGTCTGGCTTGACTTCCTCGTCACTCCAATGAACGTCGCGGTCGAAATATGAATAGACGGTGGTTTTGTCTAGTGCTGTGAATTGACCCTGTAGGTACGCGGATAGGAGCTGGGGTGGGTAGTTGGCGTATAGGGAATCGACGAAGCCGTCCGGCAGGTAGGGATTGTCGATTGTTCGGGCGCGGATTAAATGGCGGTCTGGTGCTGCTTTTTGATCAAACGTGTTCCACATGAAACCGTAACCCTCGGGTGTGCTGGCAAGCGCAAACTGGGGGTTGGTGCCGCCGCGTAGTCGCGCCAAAATCATCTCGCTCGCTTTCTGCGCTAGCTCAAACTTTGAGGTGTCGATCTCGTCCGCTAACGCAAACGCTAGGTTTGTTCCTCGAATACGATTTACAGCCTCTAACGTTCGGCATAACAAGGTGCAGGGGCCGTGCGGTAAATGCAGGATGTACTCGGGCTGGGGGCTGGCGCGATAGTCATACTCAATCCCAAACTTATCCAGAAATTCATCGAAACTTCTTACCCATACGTCCAATACCATCTGATAGGTTGGCTCGAATATTGCTCCGACTTTGTTTGGATTGTCCATTGATAGGAATACTGCTTTCGCAGCTAATCCCACCGTCTTTCCAGCACCAAAACCTGCACATAAACCTAGTAATAAATGGTCAGTGTCGTTAACAAATTCTTGCTGGTGCGGTAGAAGACTGGCGTATATGCGGGTGCGGAGTTCGCTATAGGTGGTGGTGCATCTGGTGCTGACGGCTATTGGCGCGTCTAAACACTTACCGCCTGGAACAATTCCAAGAACACCCACAGCATCTTGTCCAGACATCTACATACATAGGGTAAGGACTTTTTTGTATAAATGCAGGCTGCTTGGGGCTGGGGCGGAAACAGGCACAAGCATGGGGGTGGGGGAGCCTACCTAGGTAAGGTTGTGGAAAAAGGCGCTGCAAACGGGAGGCAAGGGGTGCGCCTAGTACTGGTGTACTCGCTTGGGTGGGGGTGGGGGCTCCCATGATGGAAATTTGTAGCGCAGGCTGGCCAAACACTGCAAACCAGCTGGACGGGCTGAGAGCCGTTGCGCTGCAATGAGTTCTGTCCTGCGTATCTGCTTAGTAGACAGGTACGCAAGCATGGGACGGCCTTGCGGGGTGCCGTTGGCTGGGGCTGCCTAGTGTGCTTGCGGGTATGTTGACACTACTTAGCTAAGCGTCTAATATTTAGAAGTTAATCGGTTTCAATTTCAAATTTGGGCCGGTTAATTTTTTTGCCGTTGCTGCCATTGGCGCGGGCACTATCACCCCACCCCACTAGGAACCCAATCATGCGCACACTCGAAACCCTTGTTTGTTGGTCTATGGCTGCGGCCATAGGGTCTGCATTCATTGTCGGCAGCAGTTCTGCCATCCAAGCAGTCTCCAAACTCAATTCCACGTTATCCCATCGGGATTGCGTGATTAACAGCGCGCTCACCGAAACCGTCAACGCTTGCGATGCGTTGCAAGTAGCCGGGGGGTAGCGATGAACTGCCCTAAGCGCTTGATCTACGTCTGGCTGTTAATTGCTACCGCTGCGTTTAGTTATGACGCGGGGCAAGATGTAGCCACTCAAAAACTAACAACTAAACCAGCCCTTTATTCACAACTCCCCCAATGATCTACTATCTATGGTGCGAGAAATCAGGCGCACTGCCCGAAATCTTCCAGGGTTACGACTCATTGAGAACAGCGGAGCAGGTGTGCACCGACTTAAATTCTGCAAATTGCATTTTCGATTCTGCTGCTATTTGGTATGTAACCTCCGAAGCTGGTGAGGTGCTCGCGTGATAACCGCAACTAAACCCGCCGGGATCGCTACCGGCTGCCCCGATGTGGGCGCGTATATCGCCTGCTTAGCGAGTTACAACAACGGCACACTGCACGGCGCTTGGGTTGATCTTGAAATGGTTGAAGGTGTTGACGATATTCAGGAGTGCATCGCATGGGTGATGGCTACCAGTTTGGAGCCGGGGGCTGAAGAATACGCGGTGCACGATTACTCCGGCCTGCCTGGCTACTTAACAGACAGCGAGTGGCCAGATTTCGCCGCGCTGCTCGAATATATAGAGGTTCGCGCTGAGTTTACTGGCAGGGGCGCAGCGTCAAGTATTAAAGCTTTCGAGTTGATCTGTGAGGATCGCAGCGCAACTGTGAGCGCTGATGATTTTTGGGAGAATTATTGCGGCTTTTATAACAGCGGAGCGGAATACGCTCAGGACTTAGCTTGTGACACTGGGGCTATCAATGCCAATATGCAATGGCCTTTGGATTGCATAGATTGGGATGAGGCTTTCAGAGCTTTAGAGATGAATACTTTTAGAGCTAATGGGGGGCTGTATGTCTTCAATAACTTTTAGTGTGGAACTAACAGACTTATTTTGTGGCGAGGCTAACTATTCTTGGTGCCGTCGTTATGAAATAAGTCTTAAAGCTGGGGCATCAGAGCTTGCCATTGTTCGGGCTGCCAAGGCTGCCTTAGGTATTAGCGGCTGCAGATGCAAGCGAGAAGATTGGGGCGAAACTATCGCGCTCAAACCGTATGGATCGTTAACCATTGCTTTCATTACCCCTATTTATTAATCATGGAAACCCTAACTAAACCCAAAGGTTCGCCGGTTCTATTAGATCGGATCGACCGGCTAGCTGGTTGCGCCGGCCATTGGCTGCTTATTTGGGACGGAGAGCCGGAGCGCGACTGCGGCCACCAATGGCACCAATCACCAGATGAACATTTAGCAGTGTGTTTTGAGCATAGGTGGCGCGGGGTATCCCTTGGCTTTGTGCCTACGTATTGCGGCTATTCAGACTATGCCACTACGGGGTTGGTTGGTAAGGCTAATTTCAATTGCTTAATTGATCCTGGGTTCACCCCCGACCCTTTGGGAGGTGTCCAGAGTATCGGTTACGGGTGGAACGGCCAGGGCATCGTTTTAGATGTTTTGAGAGTGCCGCTAGACGTAATTGAAACTATTGAAGGGCTGGAAGCGTATCCGCTGATTAGTGAGGATGAGCATTCAAGACTTGAGAATGATGCAGTGGCTGAATTATGGGGAGAGAATATATCAGACAGGGTTAGGACGCTTCAGGATTTAGACCTTTGCATCTTCGCAGCCCGTAGGGATTCCGCACCGTATGAGATGCAATCCCTATGGGACTATTTAGTTGAGACGGCCAACGCTTACCCTTCGTAAGCTGATGGCCAATCGCGCAACCGATAGGGAGCATTCGGCAAGGGTTGCCGCAGCTCTGGCGTTGCTAAACGATGGCAGGGGTTCCGCTTATGCGGCGTCCCTGCTTTCTGCGCAGTATGGCGTAAGCCTTAGGCAGGCTAGGCGATACGTAAACTTGGCAGCGCTTGAACTATGTAACGACTTAAACCCTAACGAGTTGGACCAACTGGCAACCCTTAGCCTGCATAGACTCGAATTGATTGCCGGTCGGGCAATGGATACCGGAGATGATGCGCTGGCGGTTTCAGCTTCCAAGGCACACCTCTCTGCCGTGGCTCAGCTGCGCCGGGCCATAAGCGCACCCATGACTAAGTTTAGACTTAGTACCGCATACACCAAACCGCCACCAGATCCGCCGCTCTAGCCAATCAGCCCAAGGCCCCAGCAATGGGGCCTTTTTTATTAGCTGGGGTTTAGGCAAGTCCTTTTTTTATGTCCTAAATGTGACCGATTGGTTGCCGGGGCTCAGCGCCTAGGGGAGGTTAAGGATTGCTTAAGCGCCCGGGGCTTTGGGGCGTTCTGGCGCCCGGGGCTTTGGGGCGATCTGGCTGCTGGGGGAGGAAATCCGGGGGGTAGCGTTAAGGTTCACGCTGGTCCCCCCTTTGCCCACTAGAGCACACTCACTGTAGCGCTGGGGGTTAGGGCCTGTCAACCCCTAAATGAATGCGATTTTTGCGCCTAAATGAATGCGATTTTTGCGCTTAAATGAATGCGATTTTTAGGTCAGCTTATTCTTGTTCGTTAGTTGCAATAATTCCGCCTGGAGCCGCATCGCGCCAATCGCATTGCTGCCCATATTATTTGAAATCGCTTGCTGTATTACAGTCTCAAGCTTCTCCACTAACTCACTAACCTTCTCCGCTCGATCCATAACATTTATGTCGGCGATCATCATTCGCCGGGCAGCGCTGATCCGATGCTCAGCCGTCTTACTCGTTAAACCCCACTTCTCCGCACATTGCTGGCGGATCAAATTCGGTCGTACACCAACTGCTAGTAGATCCTGCACATAACACACCTGTTGGGCAATCTCAATGCTGTTGAAACTTAATCGACGCTTACGACCAACTTCACCCTCGCTTAAATCTTCACTAACTGGGGTGATGGAACCGTAATTCGCTAAAGCACACTCTTGGTTTTGAGCTGTCTGCTCCTCATCCATGAGTTGCACCGGTATCTATTGTTTCACTAGATTGCCCGCCCTCATATATCGCTGATAATACGGTTTTCAGTATCGTGTGCGATTTAAACATCGCGTCATGTTCCTCCACACTTAACTCAATAGTGCTAAATCGGTGGCCGCACAGCTTACACAGCTTTCGACGTCGTACTCCTCCCCCAACTCGGGCGCGGGTCTCAACGACCTGCGCCTTTCTCTCACCGCATTTCTCACAAATGCTTAGCTGGCGGTCGATAATCACTACGACACCTCCACCTTGCTGGGGCGTAAACTTGGGCGCCATCCGTAATTCCACGCCTCGGTGTAGATAAACCTGCGTGAATGCGACCTTAAACCTATACCCTTCATCCACAAATACTCAATCGCATCCTCCTCGTAATAATCGTCGCTGTCGCAACTCGCTAGTAAATCCTGTAGCGACTCTGCTACATGTAGCTGTTCAACTGAATGGCCGTGGATTGGATGGTGGCGATGCCAGCGCAACTCATATCCCTTAACCTCACGCTCTATTGCAATTTGCTGGTACGTGTACCATCGGTGTCCACATGTAATGCACTCGCGCCTGCGCACTACCGCTGGTTCGTTAATTACCTTGTAGGGGCGCAGCACTTTGAGTCGGTGACTGTCGCACTTAGGGCAGGTTGTGTTGCTCATGGCCGACAAGTTGTGATTTCTTGTTGCTTCAACACACCTTCTAAACTGTGATGCCACACCTCTAGCGTTGCATCCATGCTCGGAGAAATGTGCTCCGAAACTATAGTTTCGATCCAGGAAGCCATTGCCTTGCCACGCTTTTGACCGAGGACTGTAAACGTCTGGTCGAGCTGTAGAGGCCCCCCTGGACGCACATTGAAATGCAACACAAGTGTTGTTGTGTTAGCTGGTGGCATGTAATCTGTAATCACGGTTCAAAGCCGCATTGGGTTGTGTAGTAGTTATTGGCTCGATATATAAACTTAGTGCCGTATTCTTTTAGTTCGGAGCCTGTTAATTCCCATATATCGGGAAAGTTGCCGTGTGGACGGGCAATAATAAGTAAGGCGCGTTCTGCCTGTATGCCATACACATACGATATGGCTTCATAATATGCACCTAGTTGATGGAAATAGTCATCTACTAAATCTGCGGTGCGCAGGTTTTTTGAGGTCTTCCAGTCAACTAAGGTCAGCAGGTTGCTGGCATCTTCGCTGCTTAAATCGCTCTGCTGTGTGTATGAGCTGTAGCCCAAGGCATCAAATGATCCCGCAAACCTAGTCGGGTGGTAAACAGGACACTCCTGCGCCACTAACTGAACCCAGTGGTCCTCTAAAAATGGCTTGATGTTGCGCCAATATGCACCAAATGCAAAATGATTTGGTTCAGGAGCTGGGGTGCCAGCTTGGTGCGCAATCAACCAGTTTTCAATTTGTTCGTGGGTCCAGGTGCCTCGGGCCTTAGCTGCATCACTAATAGCAGCAGCATCCGGGCGCTTTTTCCAATTCTCTAACCTGTGTTTGCTCTCGCTGGTTTTACCCAGAATCGCAGTTACAGAGTCGAGTTTGCCTACTGGTGATAGGTAGCCGCTTTTGTCCTCCAGTCTGGTAACAACGCCCCGCGCATTTGGTAAGGAGCTGAGGCGTTGTTTGATCATTTGGATGACAAAATACCGTTGGTTATTAGATCTATGGAGGAGTCAAATAAATCCAATCCCTCCGCTAAACTCCGCACCTTCACTAGCGCTCGCAAAACAAGTGCATCATTAACCTGCTGCAGTTGTTCTGTGGTGGCAAGCAACGCCAAGCCCTGCTCCTCTGGAGTCGCAGTCTCCAGGTAATCCAGAAGTTGTGTCACTTAAACACCTACAGCTTTACCCGAGCTTGCCGCTGGTCGCATCGTGACCACTACGACTGCACTCTCACCTGTAGCAGCTGTATAGTTGCGACAAGCAAGATGGCATTCGTTGATATCCACCCATCCCTGGGCCTCAGATTGAATTGGAGTCCAAACTGATTCCAAACCACCTTGCTGGTAGTGAGTCGTCTTAAAATAACCTCGCGCTGTGCGAATTAAATAGCGCGTAGTTAATTGACTGCTGGGGTTGCTGGTCATTTGCTGCTAAATGGGTTGCCCCCATCAGTAAGCCGCATGATGTTTGCACCAGCTGCAAGCGCTTCATCCCAAGCACCTTTGATCGCTGCTGCAACCTCAGGATCTCGTTCCCTAATCGAAGGCTTCATATCTGCGCTATACGAAACCTGTGGGGTGGTGGCTTTGTTGATCTGCAGATCCCACTTTGTTAAATCCCTGTAATCGGGATCGCTAGTTTTACGCTCAATGTCCTTTAACAGCGATACCTGGGAGTACGAAAGTACCTTTACACGTTCTGCGTCGTAGTCATACACAAAGAACGCTACGCATTTTTTAATTGCGTTCTTATCTGTAGGTTGCTTGGTGTCAAAATCAATTTCCTTTGCAACCTTGCCACCAATTAGTTTCTCGTACTCGGCAAGTAGAGCTGGGGTGGGGGAATCTCCTGCTGCTATGCGTTTGGTTTTAGTGCCGTCGGCTTTTTCAAACCAGATTTCATAGCCCTCCAATGGCGCATCGGACAGAATTGCTAAACGAAGCGGGTTAGGTAGGGTTTTGCCAATGGATGACGGGTTGATGTAGCTGTCACGGTCATCTGGGGCCAGTGATTCAGCGAATGTTGGGGAGAAAAATGGCATCGCGTTACAGGTGTTTTTGGACCTTAGCTAGCTAAGGTGCCCGAATCATACTCGGTCTAGTTCAGCTTTGCAACCTAGGTCGGTTTAAATCGTCAACATCTCGCACGGCTTCCTGGCGCAGTACACGCTCGATTAACTCGCTTCGGTTGATTGAATGGCGATCAGCTAGGTCTGTGATGATCGCCCAGCAACTATCAGTTAAATTCAGTGAGCGACAGCGTTTTAGTTCGCCCCAATGCGTTGATCTGCTGGTGGCTGGGCGGGGTTGGATAACAAAATCAGGCACTTAGCGATTGTTGCTGTAATAAGTCTACCTATTTAGGGAAGGTTATGGTCCGCTTCCTCCGGTTTGGGTTTGATTGCGTCCTGGATCACTTCCCACAGGTTGTTGCTGTTGCTGTCGAGTATTGCTGCAATCTGATCTAGGGATTCGACTAGCTCCTCGCCGCTTATGGGTTGGTTGAGTAGCAGGGGTTGCATGGCTGAGCACCTGTCCGTTAGGGCGGGTAGCTCACTAAACCAGTCGATGCCGTGACGACCGAAATATGCACGGAGGTATGCGCCTAACGCCTCAGAGGCCGCTCTCTCGTCCTGTAAGCCTAGGTGGCGGTCTGTGGGGGTGTTTAGCTCCCTAAGGCCGCAGAACGCCTCAAAGAGCCCCGTAGGCCCCATTGCGATGCTTTCGCGGTCCAGCATCGGTAGCCGGTGTATCCAAACCTTCTGCATTTCATGCGGCAGGGTGCGGCTGAAAGGCAGATCGTGCTGCTCGATCAGATGCTCGGGATGACCGATGCTTCTTGCTAACGCAACGTTAACCAACCCCAGGGCTAAAAGAACCTTTGGTGCAGGTTCGGTCAATGTCCCTCGGGAAAATCCGCTGATCTGACTGCTGTGGAATGCCGCTGTACCGAGATAGCTTTTAAATAACGCAATTAATTTCGTCTGCGTGAACTGCCTCGAGAATGGACGGAAGGTGCTGTAAAACGCCTGCCCACCTCGCTCTAGGGATGAAAGCAGGGGGCTGACTGAACTGGTTTGGAGCATGAGAATTGACCTCATCTAGTGTGCCTCTCTATAAAAACACATATAAAGCCCTATAAATACGGTCACGAATTATCTGTCCGAACCCCACTAAACCCACTCTCTTGCAAGCGTTTAATTCGGACGGCACTCTTGGGCATCATTCGGACAACCTCCATTTCTGTCCGAACTACCTCTCTTTTTTGATCCTGGATTAGTTAGGACAAAAAAAGGGGTGTCCGAACTGTTGCCGGATCACCCCTGTAAAAAAAATGTAGTTATTGCAATGGGTTTTGAGTACCGGACAGCTACAGGGTCAGAGTATTAGGGGGGGTTTTATATGCGTTTTTGGCCTCGGACACACTAGATCAAACGATGTTTTCACCATTACCCCGGCTAGAAATCATTGCTACAGCTGCGTTTGCGACAACTGGTCGCAATTTGTAATGGGTCAGGATTCTGCCGCTGGGGTGCTTCCTGTTTTCGGACAGCAGCAGTGACCCCACTAAACGGTCTAGGTAGCGACGCAAACTGCGTTCGTGAAAATGCAGATCCAACAGCTTTTGCCACTCAGATGCAAGCCGCCACTCATCGTCTTGCACAGCACGGAACTTTTCGCACAACACCTCCAGCGGATTTCCACTCTCTGCACCGGGATTCATCCACTGCCAGGTGCCTTGGAAGCCATCTTTGGTTACATGTAGCTTGCGCCCAGCAAAACCACCCCTGCTCTTCTCAAACAGCAGGTGCCGGGTCGAACTGCCGCCAGGAGTGGCTTTACCCTTTTTGTTTATTAGCTCTGGGTCGTAGTAAACCCACAGCTCCTCACACGCGGCTTTCACCTGCTCAGTCCCTGCAAAACGCAACGGTTCATCCCTAGTTGTATGGTGCAGAATTAAAAACGCTGTTTTGGGCCAACTAACGCCGTTATGACGCACCAGCAATCGGATCGGATCTGCGTATGCAGGATCACCAATCTTTACACCATTAACTGCCATAGATGTTAAACAATCGCATATAACTAGATCTGGTTTAAACTCAGCCAACATTTTAACAATCGGGATCATATCGTCAAATGTAACACCACTGGAAATACGCAACTGATCGCCACAATTATCTTCATTAAGTCCTTCTATTGCTAAATCACGTACCATATCCTCATCCGAACAATCACTGGTGAGAATCAAAACTTTGCCGGGGCTTGTTACGCTATGGCGAGTTTTGCCTACATCTATTGGGCTTTGTGTGATTATGCGGTTGGCAAGGAAACAACCAAGTGTTGTTTTGCCGCTGTGTGAACCACCAGCTAGCACATGCACACGTCTACTAAGAAGGCCATCAATACAATCAGTAAACTTGTTGTCATCTCTAACTAGATTTTTAACTCCTTTTAGTGTGCTGGGGCCTTTGTTTGCAACCACACCCAAATATTGCTCTAAGCGCAGGCGGTATAGGGTTTCAGGTGTTACACCAAACTCTTTAACCGCTCGGCCCGTCCATGCCGCTAACGCCGCATTATCATCAGTTGACTCGTTCATCTTATTTAATATCTTCTTTAATCCATCAATGTGCAGCTGCGATTGCTCTAGCGGCGGTAGTGCCCAGTCGGGCCAGGTAAATCCACCAGCTCTAGCAAAGTGAAATAATGAACCAATCTTAGCTCTTTGATCTTCGGCAACTGTACTCTTACTTAGTGATACTAACGTGCTTTCAAGCGTATCTCGTAGCCCCCAGTTATTTCGTGATTCCCATTCGCTATTTTGAACAATAAGTAGCGTGAGGTCTAGGCCACATTCATTTAGTAAACCGCACAGTATTCGCCGCACTTTTTCATACGTTCCGCTGCCGTGACCGTCTCTATTAGGGCAGAAATTAAGTGCGGTTTGTGCTAATAATATCTTTTCGCGCATACACAATCGTTCCCATGGCGTTGGGTCATTTTCTCCCGCTCGTCGTCGATCCTCTGGGGTGTTGGGAATGGTTTCGGTAAATTTGGCAATGATCCCCAGTAGTAACCAGTCGGGTGCATCGGCCCAAACAACATCTGCCGGGCTGCACGATTTCATCCACCTGTAATACAGGGGTTTTTGGTGGGAGGTTTGTGGGTGATCGCCACATACAACTGCATGGCGACCGTTGCCCGTGCTGTTAAGCCAAATTGCTTCCAGCACAGTTTTGTTATTTAATTTCCAACTGGCACTGCGGTTTTCTAGCTGGGGCCACCAGTGGGGCGGCACTCGCAGGAACACCTTCCCCCGGCCTACCTTACCTGATTGGTTACATAATGTTGCGGGCAACTCGCTTGGGTTGCGGTGGAAGTGCTGGTTAAATGCTCGGACGGCTTGCGATCCGGTACCGTCAAAATCAATTACCAATAGCCCGCCGGATTCTGGGCCGGTGATGGCACCCAAACCAATTAATTTTTTCGATTTCCATTTGTCGAATGCTTGTGGGGCGTTGTTCAGTTGCAGTACATCTTCAAGTGATCGCCCAGCTCCAGGTCGATTCCAGCCATCCTCAAAACACACCTTGGAGTCGTCGTTTCCACCTGTAAGCGCGTATCTCCACACCTCTGGAGCACCTAAAAGTAGCGCCGTCTGGTCATCTCTCAGCATCACTGTGGCCTAAAGGACAGTCGCAGCATACCCATTGCTGACCGAACCCGGTAGACTTGCGCTACCTAACTAAGTGCGGTATGAAGTGGCTGAAGAATTTCTTTGCTCGCCCTGCCATGCCAGCAACCGCTACAAGCAGAACGGACGAACCACTAACCGATCAGGTTCGCATCGAGATGATTATGGAACTCCAGGAGCAGACCTTTAGGGAGTGCTCTCCCAAGGTTGTAGGTGAAATTACTGAGTGGGCTTTGATGCTGTCTGAGCTGGGCGATGACGCACTCGTTGCATTGTGGGAGATCGAGTGTGCTTAATCAAAAGCTGCTGGATGACCTACACGAGTTAGGTACTGATTTTTGTTTAGACATGGAGACTGCTTTGGTTCCGCTGTGTTGGCAGGGGCGGAGCCAGCAGCGACTTCTACAGTTCCACAGTGATAAATGTGAGAAGTGGTTTGATCTTCAAACGTGGGCTGATGCTGAGTGGGAAGCCTTGCGAGTGTTTCTGGCAAACAAGGAACTCAATGTTTATGGCCACAATTTGGCCTTTGACGTTAAGTGCTTGATTGCATCTGGAGTCCAGGTGCTAGGCACCCTGTATGACTCAATGATTGCATCGCGGCTGATACATCAAGGTAAAGGACAGGTTAAGCACGGTTTGGGGGAGTTGGCAAAGCGGGTGCTCGGAAGGGTTATTGATAAGTCGCTGCAAGCGCAGGATTGGATGACTGCCGATCTGACCCCAGCTGATATTGAATACGCAATGAATGATGTGCGCATTACTTGGGAATGTTCACACGCGCTCCACGAGCAAATATTTTCTAGTGGGTTGGTTGAGGTTTATCGCTTGGAGTGTGCGCTTATTCCAGTCGTGGCGCAGATGGAACTTAACGGTTTGTATGTCGATCAGCAGGTGCTTAACTCAGCAGCTGAGTTTTATACCTGTTCTAAGAATGAAGGAGTTAGTTTTTATATCCAGTTGTTGGATGATGAGCTGCAGGCTGCTGGGCATCCGGGACTACCTCGGCTAGAGTCGGGGGAGTTTAATTTAAACGTAAAGACCTCAGGAAGTGTGCGGCTGGGCACTAAGGTTTTGGCCGGTTTTAATTGCAGTTCGGTTACTCAAAACGCTAACTATTGGAAGTTGTTGGGTATTGAGCCTGTTAATGAGGCTGGGAAAGTGTCGCTTGATAAAAAGAACTTAGCTCTTTTTCGCACCTATCCGATTGTGCGGGCTTATGAGTTTTTTAAGAAAGCAGATAAAAGAGCTGCTATGGCTACTAATTTACAAGGACATGTTGGTGGTGATGGGCGCATTCACGCTCAGTTCATGCCCCTGCAGACAGCGACCGGCAGGTTTTCGTGCTCTAACCCGAATTTGCAGCAGATACCTAGAGATCCTGAATTTCGTACTGCGTTCTGCCCAGCGCCGGGTATGGCGATGGTGGTCGCTGACTATGCGGCGATGGAACTGCGTTATCTAGCTGCTGTGTCAAGGTGCGGACCCATGCTGGATGCCTTTAATTCTGGCGCTGATCTTCATACACGTACTGCTGGACTGATGTACCAAAAGCCTGATGCCGAAGTGACTAAGGAGGAGCGCACCGCTGCTAAAGCTTGTAATTTTGGTTTGGCTTACGCCGCAGCGCCGGGGGGTTTGCAACAGTATTTCGCCACCTTAGGGCTATACATTAAGAAAAGTGAAGCTGTGTCATTTCATAGAATGTGGCACTCTGCTTACCCCGAGGTGAGTAGTTGGCACCAATTTTGTCAGCGACAGGTTGAAAAGGGCTCTCCGGTACGTACTGCAATTGGACGTAGAAGAGAGCTGTTCGGCGACGAAAACAGGGTGCAGATATTCAGCAACAACACTATCCAAGGTGGGTGTGCAGATATAATGAAGGCTGCACTAATTTCAATCCATTATCAACTACCTAAAGGAGCAAGATTGGTTGCCACGGTGCATGACGAAGTGCTTGTTGAGTGTTTACCTGAGCAGGGGGATGAGGTGCTGGGCATTGTAATTGGTGAGATGGAGGATGCTGCAACACCTCTGCTACGAGGTGCTGTGACAATGAAGGCTGAGGGTGCAGTTGTTAGTAGTTGGGCTGGCAAATGAGTAACACCTCACTTAAAGAATTGTTGTTGAGGGCCGCAACTAGACACATTAAAGGCGAAGCACCACGTTCACCACTTCCCTGCGCTCAATCACAACGCGCTCAACTAAATGAAGATACAACTCTCTCAGTTCCTGTTGATCCAATTGTGTCCACACCAGAGGATCAGCAAACGCATTTAGTAGTTCAGGATCTGGTTCGCTGCCCTTCTGCAAAACAGCCTGCAGTCTCTGCTCTTTAGCCTCAATAGCCGGGATTAAATCTTCGTCATTCATCGCTTTCAGTTTTGCAATTTCGGCCCTAAGCACTTCAGCCTGGGGGTTTTCCTCTACTACATAATCGGCTAGCTGGGAGGCGCGGCTGCACAATGCTTCAGCAATGGCTGCTATAACAACTGTGTCATGCGTGGATTTGTACCTGCTGTTGCATAAGATCTGTTTGCATATAACGCGATCTTTACCAGCACCTTGCCGACCGACGATTGACATGTGCTTCCCGCACTCTGCGCATATACAAAGTCCGGTCAGTAGCCGGGGTGGGTGAGTGGCCGCACTGCCCCAGCAAAGCTTATTAATTTTGCGTTGATGTTCAAACAACAAGAAGTCGCTCGGACTTAACAAAGCTTCATGGGTATTCCAAACTATAGTCTTATAAGTGCGGTCTCGTTGGCGATGGTAGCCAATACCTCCTCGTAGTACAGGATTACTAAGCCAATCTCTTACTGCAGACATGCAACTGAGTGGCAATCGACCGTGATCCATTTTCTCCCATTCTCGAATTGCTTTTATAGTCCGCCAGTTACACTCTTTTAACAATTTAATAAACAATTGAGCTTTTTGAAATTCGACTGGGTGCGGAATGAGTGCTGATTTGTCTTCCTTTAACTTGTAACCCCAGGCTATTCGTCCACGTAAGGGTTTGTTTAATTTGCGCCCCTGCTCATAACCTGCTTTAATTCGCATCGAAAGCATTCGGCTCTCAACCTCTGCCATTGAGGTTGCAATTCGACTCATTAAAAAGCCTTGCGGCGTTTGCGAGTCAACCGTGCCCCCGTCCAGGCAGGTGATCACAACACCTCTCTTGGCCGCGACTGCTAAAAACGCATCAATCGCACTGGCATCCCGACCCAGCCTGTCAATCCGTGTGCAAACAACTTCAGAACATTTTTTAATGTCTATTAGGTGTAGAAGCTCGTTAAAACCAGAACGGCAGTTAGACAGGCCGCTTTCAACATCCTCGATAATCAGGTCTACAACGCCAGAAATACGAGCGCGTTGGTGCTGTAGCGCAGACAACTGTTCATCTGTATCGGTAGATACACGAATGTATCCAATGCGAATTGGTTTTGCCATTTTTAAACAATACCCCCTTGTCTTCTTCTAATGGGCTGATATTGTGACCTTGCACTCAGAGGAAAAAGCTTGAAATCAACTGTCCTGGAACGCCTTTCACTTGTCGCTGACAGCTGCGGGGAAGAATGTATGCAAATTCGGCATTTATGCGACCAATTATCCGATCTATCGTTTTGCGGCGATCCTGACGATGTTGCTGAAATCCAGACCGCCCTGCTAGCAGTCAGAAATGCCCTGCAGGGTATCCGCAGCGTTTGCAATCACGAAGTCAAGAGGCAAAACCATGAATCCTGAAGATATTGTTAATTCTCCCAGTCACTACACGTCTGGTCCGATCGAGTGCATCGACGCAATTAAATCAGCACTAACTCATGAGGAGTTTAGGGGCTATCTCAAAGGCAACATCCTCAAATACATCTGGAGAGAACGTTTAAAAAACGGTCCACAAGATGTTAAGAAAAGTATTTGGTATGCCAACGAATTAGTTAAAACCCTCAATCCCACGGTTGAAGAAGATGCTGTGCCCTAGTTGTGGCGGAAAGTATTCCAGAACTGCCAAGGCTCATCACGACACCTCAGACACACAACTTCATCATCGTGTTTGTAAACACTGCAATCACAAATGGTGGACGGTTGAAGTGTCGCTGCCGTTAAACGCTGTTCAATTACTTAATGGTAATCCAACTCGAACTTTGCTCTATGAAGACTTGCGATTTACTAGCAGGGGTTCTATGCCAACTGCTGCATCTAATCGTTGGAAACACATTAAAACAGGAAACCTCGGTTAACTACACACTCTTATGACTAGCAACTTAGATGCGTTCCTCAGGGAGTGCGTTCGCCACCCCCTGCTAACACCTGAAGAGGAGTTAATTTTGGGCCGACAGGTTCAAGCCTCCGTGCCGCTTATAGAAGAAGCCAAAACCCGTTCGCTCACACCAATTGAGAAGCGCACTGTGCGGGTTGGTAACAGGGCAAAAGAGCGCATGATTAATGCAAACTTGCGCCTGGTAATACGATTGGCGTTGAAATACGAACGTGTTGCTCGCAAATTATCAGCCCTGGATCTTATTCAGGAGGGGTGTTTAGGGCTGGTGCGGGCAGTTGAGAAATTTGATCCTACCCGTGGCTACAAATTCTCCACTTATTCATTCTGGTGGATACGGCAAGCGATCTCTCGCGCTCTTAATCAAATGGATCGGGACATTCGCATTCCATACGCAATTGCGGATCGGCTTCCCAGGCTAGAGGCGGCAACTCATCGCCTAGTCCATGAGCTGGGTAGATCACCAACACGCAAAGAACTGGCCGCTGATATTGAAATACCTGAGGCAGAACTAGCGCTATTAATTAATCGCAATCAGCGGGTAGCCAGCTTAGATAAAACATTTCAAGATGATGGAACTGCTTTAGTGGATCTATTACCAGACCCAAACACAACTAAAGATAACCCTATCTACTCCTACGAACTAGATCAGCTTAAACACGCACTTAAATTTTTAGATGACGAGGAGCGGTTGCTGATGTGCCATTACTATGAAATAGATGGAGCGGCCAAAATGACTCTTAAAGCCTGGGCTAAAAGCACTGGCTGTAGCCGCCAACATGCCACTGACGTTCAGCGCAGGGCAATCAACAAGCTGCGTCGAGCTGTTCGCAGCCTCGCATTTACACATTCTTTAGATCGGGATGAGAAAAACACCATAATTAATCCGCCTTTGGCCTACGCAACACGCTAAAAACAGCGCAACCTAGTAGGCACTAAAAACTTAGGGTCTAATGGAACCTACGATTAAGAAAACAGTGGACGACACTGGCAGGACGCTTTGGGTCGTTGAGGGTGGTGGTATGCGCTTTACTCATCATCAGGACTGGCAAGCAGCGGTATATCTGCATCAACTCCAAGTGGCGGCTGGTTTACCCACAGCAGCAGATCCGCTTCGCGTTTTGCAGTCCACTTTGGATGCGACCGAAACCACGAAAACACTTCCTGAGATGCCTTAGACCTGTTGCAACTGCTGCAAGCAGGTATTAGGTTTTGTGTGTTAGTTGTTCCACCTTTTGATCGCGGCTTTATGTGATCTAGCGTTGATGGATTCTCAACACCGCAATAGGCACAACGATTTTGCCACGCACAAAATATGTAATCCCTAAATAAACGTTTGGCTTCACGCTTGTTGAAAAGCTGCGTCCCCGCTATCGAGTGGTTCAATGTCATTTTCCGGTGGTAAACATTTGGGAAAAACTGATAATTGCAGTAAATGTTCGTCGCTATAAGCAAGCTCACATAATCGCGCATACAAGTTTTCCGCTACATCCTCCGCGTCGAGATTGCTGTCCACCAGCATCTGCATTTCAATATCTACTAAATATCTCATTGCGGTTCCGCCAAGATTGCCCAGCCGGTGCCAGACCCATCCGCCTCCCAGCGTGGTAGCCAATTAGCTCTGCTATAAGCTAAACCTGCACCCTTTGAATTAATATAAACACCATCCATAACTGACATCTCACCCCATGGATCGTTGACTATAAATGCAGTCTTTGTGTAACCAATTACTGTCAACCAATGGCCAAAACCTGTAGGAGCTTGGCTGGTGCCATGATGCAGAAAACCGCATGGTATCGGTACTCCTTTATTTATTTGGCGTTCTAGGTCAATTGCATTTGCATTCTGCGTGAATCTTGCTGTGATCCCGTAACTGCGTAAAGCTCTAAGTTGCGCAGTAGCATCAGTAGAATCGCCAAATGTTTGCACCCGCTTTAAGTATTGATCATCGGCATTCGGTCCCGTAATTACACCTGGCTTTAATGCCGCAACTAACATCGCACAACTGGAGCTAAAACACATTCGCATTGCTTGGCCGGGTTCATTACTATCGCGTTGGCTGTAGTAAGGCACTCGCAACGGATTACCCTTGGGTTGTGGACTTGGCAGTCTTGATGTTGGTGACTGCTCGTTCATTAATTCTATTAGCTTTTCGGCATAGCTCGGGTCTGTTGCATACCCCTGTTTTACTAGGGCATTTGCGGCTAAATCACGACTAAGTTGCTTATTAACACCTACGTATTGCTTGTAATCTTTATACCAGCGATCAACAAGATATTGTACGCATGTCGATATGTCGGGAAAGTTTAAGAAGTCGTCTTTTATTGTTATCCAGTCGCCATTAACAAATTCCTGCGTCTCCTTGCTGGAGCCACTGCCCTTAAGCCCAAAGTAGTTGTGAGTGCCGCTTAGTTTCTTGCCCCACGAACTTTCCAACGCCCATTGCGCCGCAACTAATTCTGGAAATGCCGCACCTGCTTTACTAGCTGCCGCCATGATCCCGTCCCAGGTGTTGGTAATGCCTACCCCGGCTTTTGGTAATGGTGCGGCACGAAATAAAAGTGCAAATTCAGTTCGCTGCTCGTCTGTCAGTGCATCTTCTAACCATTTCCACGCTGCTAGCTGGTGCGGTTCGTTCTTTGTGAACTTAACCGCATCAATTAGGCGGATTGGGCGTTGAACACTCATTTGGGTTGGGTGTGGGGTGAGTTTCTAACCAAGGTGCAGAAATTCTTAATTCGCCCATTAACTCATCGCTAAAGTTGACTACAGGTTGGGGGTCACTACTGGCCCACGCCTCTTGGATGTTGGCGACCTGTATATCTACATCTCTCAACGTGTTTTCGGTCTTCCACTCGATCCAGTCAGAGAATGTATGCGCCAGTAGCGCAGTTATTAAGTTGTTGTTGCGCAGGTCGGGGGCGTTTTTGCACAACAGGAGAACGATTTCATGCAAAATCGCCGCCCATTTGCGGTAAACCCCCGGCTTCACTTGAGGCTGGTGTAGGGGAACACCTCACGCAGCACTTTTAAAATCTGCTGCACGATTCCGTTCCCTTTTAACGGCGTGAACGGCAGGATTTCACTGATAACAAGCAGCACTAATGCGATGACGGCGGTGGTTTCCATGGAGAAGCTGCGGGTGCTCTAAGTTGCCGGTTAACGCAAGCGCTGTATTTCCAACGAGCGAACCCGCTGCTCGATGTTGTTTAGTCTCTCTTTAGAATCTGTTTTAAGCTCACGCACGTCTTCTAACACCTTGGCTAATCCAGTTTCGATTTTTGTTACTTGTAAAAATAGTCCGCACAAACCAAGTACAGCAGCAACTAACAGTGCTGGAATGCTTTGCACCATCCACACCTGTGAGCCGGGGGGTGCAGAAGGTGGGGTATCTTCAGGCACCGGTTTTGAGGGGTGGAGGCAGCTAGGCTAGATTGCCTCGACGGGTTCAGAATGCTGACGTAGTGCTCGAACCGCTAAAAGTAACTGCTTCATCAATGTTTTCACTAATAACAACTGGACTCCAATTGCTGTAATCATTGCTTGTAATATATGCCGCTAGTTCAGCGGTAGTAGTGGTGGCATTAATCGCTGCGATCTTAACACCTGCTGTATCGCGGATACGCTGGCGCTCGGTTTTAATGTCAGCACTCATAACCTTACCATTATCTGCCTCGCGGATTACCTGCCAGTCAGTTGGTGCCAGCAATGTGTTTGCGGTGGTACGTGTTTGAGCAATCCACTGCTCAACGAGTTGGCCATGATCTTTCGGTAATTCTGGCCCAAAGTAAAACCGCTGATCGTAAGGTGCTGGATCAAGTTCTTCAGTAATTCCAATTGCAGCACGATCTTCAGAGCTAGCTAAACGCAACCAGTTAGCCGGATACTGAGTACCTGTTTTTGGATCTGTAAATGCTGAGTCTGGGCTAAGCGGTTTGCCGTCAAGAAGCAACATGATTGACATAAAAGCTTATTTCCATTGTAGACTCCTTAAGCCCTAAACGCCTAAACGGTATGACTGACAACGAGATT